ACTAACCGTATCGGCGGTTAAACTCATTCTCAACTTTTTGCCGATACGCTGGGTCACTTTGGTAGCGTGGGTCTGCCATGCGGCTTTGCATCTCGACCGTAAAATCTGCCTCAGATAGTTGTTCTTCTGCGACCGGGGCCAGCGGTATCTTGGACATATCGCCGGTCATCGTGCGAACTTTCTGCATCAGACGCTGGCCAATGGCCGTGCCGCCCCAGTTGTTTAACTCAGCGCGTTCATCTTCTGAGACAATGCCCTTGCGAACTAGGCCGTCAGCCCAAGTCACATTGCTTTTAATTATCTCGTCGGCATTGGGTCCAAGAGCCTCATGTTCTGCTTTGTAGTCAGCTTCAGCCGCCGCAACATTCTCGCCGCCCATCTGTGTGATGGCACCGGCCAGTTCGTCAAATGCCTCTTGGTTCACGTTGTACTTTTTTGCCCAGCCTAGATAGGTATCGACCACTGGGTCATCCAACTCATAGCCTGCCTCGGTCAGCACATCGGTCGAGTATTCGTCGGGCGCTTTGTGCTTTCCCTGAGAGAATTTCTTTTGCAGTTCGTCATAGCTTTTCGCTAGGTCTTCCGGCTTGGCGAACTTATCGTCGAGCCACGCTGGTCGTTCCTCCTTTGCCGGTTTCTCATCCTCGACGCGGTGCGGCATTGCCTCATCTGCGACCTCACTTTCTGGCTCAGAAGATTGTACGCCTTCCATAAGGCTTGCTGGTTCCGGCGTTTCAGTCTCGGCCACTGTTTGACCTTCATCATTTAAAGTCATCGGCTCTTTTCACTCTTTGGATTATTTCTCTAACGATGCTGTTCTGACCTTCGCGGGCATAGCCGTAGCTTTCATGTGCGCCCGGTGACCAACATGGCTGGTCAAGGGTCTGCGCATGTAGGTGCGCCAAAACCTTCTTGCCCGCTGGGGTGGTGAAGGTGCGTTTAAAGTTCAGGTCCATCTCGCGCATCAGGTCGAGAGGTTCTAGTTTGACCGGCTGGGCCTCGGCGTTGACGCCGTCCCAGCCAGGGGAGTTTATGCTTCGAATACGTTGGGCGTTGTTCATGCTTGTGGTGCCTGTTCTGGCGGTGCCCCGCCCATCTCTTGCTCTGCCATCATGGCGGCTGCTTCTGCCATCTGCGCTTGCATTTCGGCGCGTTCTTCTAACGTGGTGCGTAGGTCTGCCGGAATGCCGAGCTGGTCCGCAATGTAATCGCCAACAGCATCCATTTTGATGAGTGTCTGGCCGACCGGCCCCAGCATCTGGCTTATCTGCATGAACTGCATAATCTCACCCAGCCGCTCGGCGTTGTTGGCCATAGCCAAGGGCGATTGCGGAACGACCGTCACCTCTAGGCCGTTCACCTTGAGGGGCAGTTCAATCATCCCCATCTCGTCCATCAATTCTAGTGACCGGCGCACGATTGGAAACATTGTCTCGCTGATTAAACGACCAAACGCAGATCCGAGGTTCTGGGAAAGCTCAGACAGTTTTGCGTTGATTTCCGTGGCTGACCTAGCCGACATATTCTCAGGCGTCAGGCTCTCGTCCAGCAAGGCCTTCTTGATGTTGGTTCTCAGGTCATTGGCGACAATCTGAGACAGGTTCGCATCGCCAGAACGGGGCAGGGGCGTCAGGCTGGGACCGCGTGGGCCACCGTTACTTGACACGCCTATGACCGCACCCGGCACGATGGAGATTGTTTGCGGATTAAGCACACCGTCATCGACCGCCGTGAACACGCCACCGATAGAGATGGACGCATTCTTTAAGGTAAGTTCTACTACCTTATTAAGTGTGCGAATATCTGCCAAGGCATATAATACGGGACCTCTCCCATAACGCTCGTTGCTTGCTTTCATGTAGCGGCTTATAACCCACGGCCATGATTTGAGGTCACGATGCACCAGCTTGTCATCGCCCTCGGCAGTGACCAGGCAATAGTACATCTGGCCATCGATGGTGTAGGTGGCCTCAATGAGGCTTACCTTCTTGGTAGGGTCTTCGGCGGCATCGTCAATCATTCGTTGCGGGATGTCAGCGTCCGGCCACTCGCGCTGTATCACATTGAACGGTCGGTTCAGCTTGCGATAGACCGTATCCGGCACCCCATTGGGGCCTTCGTCGAAACAGATATGGTAAGCTGGAATAGCCGTGTAGCGTATCGGCGTGAGAGTATCGCCGGGCTGTATCAGCATCACCGATGTGCCGACCGCAAGGTCCAGCAAGAACTCGCCCATCGCCAGGTCAAAACCTGATTGCATCATCACGGCAAACATTTTTTCAGTATAAAAGTCCAAGACCTGTTGGGCCTCAATCTTTTGCTCTTCGGGGATGTCATTGCCCGGTTGCAAACGGCACCAAGGACGCTGGGGAGGAAACAGCGAGGACTGAATGCGATTGGCAAATCTGGCGGTCGAGTGAATAGCAGTGCTGTCAAAGACACGGCGCATCTTGTTTTGCCCAGGTGTGCCACTCTCAGCGTAACCATCGTACAAATTACGCATCGGCAAAGCGAACTCGTATGCCTCTTCGTAGATGCTGCGCCACTCTTCTTTGTGAGCGTTGCACCGGGCGTACCGCTTCTTGATGTCCTCAACCGAGAGTACCATTACTTACCCTTTTTGACTTTCTTTAGCGGCTTTTTCGGCGGCTTTTTTTGACCGTACATCGGGTTTCACCTTTGTGTGTTTGGGGTTTCGTCTATAGGTTTTCATCGTCACCCTCGCGGGTTCCGGCCAGTGCCTAGAATGCGTGAGAGAACTTGCCGACCGGGGCTATTATCGCCAGGGGCCACGCCTTGGGCCATCAGCATACGCCGACCGCCGCTACTCTTGGACCTTCTCCGAGCCTGTATTTTTTTCTGTTCAGTTTTTTCCTGACGGTCGGCTGTTTCTTCCTGGCGGGCCACTCGTTGCTCAGTTGCCGTCTCAACGGGAGACGGTGGTGGTGGTGGTGCTGGCGTTCTGCTACTGAATAAACCGCCCATGAAACAATCTCCCGTACATGTAGTAGTCGGCACCGTCAGGACCGTAAGCCCTCATAGTGCCTTCGCGCTGAAAATAGCAACGTTCCGCCCACGTACAAGCGGTAGCATTTGATGAGTGTACACTAAATTGCAGCCTTTTGATGTCCATTTGCTTCGAAACGTGGTTAAAAAAGGCTAATGAACCCCTATGCAGGGCCACAACCTTGCGCCCAATGTCCTTGCTGGGAATAAGCCAAGCCTCACAAACACCCGGCCATAGCTGCCAGACGCCAAACATCGCAGAGATGCCGTCACAGTCGAGAACAGAAAACGCCAAGCCAGCATTAGCGTAGGTCTCTAGATAGCTTCTGTAGTCCGCAAACAGTTCAATATTGGCGGCATCGAACTCGTTCAGTTCGCACATATCCAAGTGATGGGGATACCAGCGCACAACCCGGTTAGAACCCTGCATCCGCATCACTTCATTCAACTCAGCTATTGAAAACGTCAAAATCCAAAACCTTTGCTTGTTTGAAAGTCCCGCCAGAAGGCATTGGGCGTTTCGTCATGATTTTATGCTCAGAACCTAAGAGACAATAGCCTGCCGCATCGCCAACGTGGCTGTGTTCGTTTTTGTTTGGAGCGTCCCGAAACCGTTCTTGCCCCGCGCCAATGCTCACCCGCCGGAAGTGATACCCGCCGCCCAGAGACTTACGAACCCGTATGCACTTTCTATCTACCAAGAAACCCGGCTTGCCATCAATCAGCCTGCCCATCGGCATGGCCAAAGCCTCGCGCCGCGTCTTAAAATCGTTGGTCGCGGTAGGCTGGGCCAAGATGCCGTGCGTCTTGAGATGGTCAAAGCTGGTGGTCTCAAATATCTGGTCGCGCTGCATTCCCGCCGGGTCACCCCACACCAAAGTGCTGTAGCCAGGGAAACGCGAAGACAGGTCAGCCTTTAGCGAAGAACAAAACCGCTCCAAGCCCATCTCAAACGTCACCAACTCATGCAACACATGCCACCGGCCATTCTTCAATCTCTGAGCAAACACCGCCGCCGGGGTCAGGCCAAAGTCCAAGCCAATGTGTATCGGCAAGCTGGGGTCAGGCTCCAAGTCAGCGGTCATCAAGTTATCATTGAACTCAGGCCAAACGGCCCGCCCTTCTTGGACAAACGTATACTTGCCCTCGGCATAGCACTGTATCCAATCCAGCCGCTTGCCGCCCAGCAATTGCTCATAGTACCCGTCAGGAAGGTTAACTAAGTTCTCGGCGTTTGGATTGGTCTGCCACCACTTGCCCGCTTGGAACATGAAACCTTTGGCTTCCGGCATATCGTCGGGCAGTTCCTCCAAGGGCACCTCAATCACGCCGCCCGGCTGCTTAAAAAAGTCCCAGCGAAACTTGCCCCCAGGCTTTTCCTTCTCAGCTAAGTGGTAATAAAAATGGTCGCTGTCCATCGGGTTGGTGTCCAAAATAACGCCCCGCCAAGTGGTGCCCCCATCGGCTTTTGTCGGGTATCTGCCCACCC